TCACATGTAAATGGGGATTTTCCAGTTTCACGGTATGATAAACAAGTGATTGTATCACAGGATATTCACCCAAAATCTCCTATCAATTTCTTAAATCCCGGAAGTAATGTGGAATTTCTGGGACAGACTGGTCAGCGTGCTACTTACACCAAAAGTCAGGTGATTGAGACACCAATCTCAGAACATGTTGAAGCCGTAACTGGTGTTGCTAATATACATGGACCCCCAGCTTTTCATCGCACCGGTATGTGGCAAGAATCGCTTTCTTATTCTGCTAATCCTGGTGCAGGTGTGGAACCCACCCTCATTGATCGTGCAGTAGTAGATTATTCTAATGGCTTAATTGAAGTTTTGCAAAAAGAAGAATTTGTTACCATGGTAAAGAAGGACATGCACCCATTATCAGAGATGGAGACATTGTGTGGCCAAGATGGTAAAAGATTTGTCGATGCAATGCCCCGTGGAACTTCGAAGGGATTTCCTTTGTCTGGTCCAAAGAGAGAAGCTATCACACTTCTCGAACCCGATGATTATCCTGAGTTTGCCTGTCCTGCAGTAGTAGACCAACAGATTATGGATGAACGCGATGCCATGAAAGCTTTGTTACTTAAAGGTGTCCGTTGTTATTCTATTTTCAAAGCTTGTGTTAAGGATGAGCCTACCAAACTTGGAAAGACAAAAGTTCGTGTTTTTCAGGCTGCGGATTTCGCAACACAATTGTTGATTAGACAATATTTTCTCCCCATTGCTCGCATTTTCTCAATATTCCCATTAGTATCAGAATGTGCTGTTGGTGTTAATGCACAGGGTCCAGAATGGGATCAATTAGCTTGCTTTATGCGCAAATTTGGTTCTAAGCGTATTTTGGCAGGAGATTATAGTAAATATGATTTACGTATGCCCGCTTCACTTATAATTGCCGCTTTTAAATGCATGATCAATGTTGCAGAAGAATGCGGAGATTATACTGAAGATGATATTACTATTATGAAAGGTATTGCTTCGGAAGTTGCATTTTCATGTGTGGCTTATAACGGGGATATTATTATTCATCGTGGTTCTAATCCTTCTGGTCAAAATTTAACAGTATATGTGAATTGCATTGTTAATTCTTTGCTTTTACGTTGTGCGTATTACAAAATGTATCCTGTTGAAAAGGGAAATCCTGAACCATTTCGTGTCAATTGCGCAGTTGTGACATATGGTGATGATTTCAAAGGTTCGGTTCGACCTGGTCACGATTGGTTTAATCATATTTCTTATGCTGAGTTTCTTGCTGAGCGTGATATGGTTTTGACAATGCCTGATAAAGAATCAACTCCCACTCCTTACATGGAAGATCTTGATGCAGATTTTCTAAAACGACATAACAAGTGGAATCCGGACACAGGTCTGGATCATGGCGTTTTATGTGAGGAATCAATTTTCAAATCACTACATTCTGTTTTAGAATCAAAAGCAGTATCATCTGCTGATCAAAGTGCTATGAATATTGATGGTGCATTGCGTGAATGGTGGCAA